TGGCTTTTGATAGTCCGGCATTGAGTCGGGCAAGGCTGGTGGTGTTGCCTGCATAGGCGCGAGCCAAAGCACGGCTGACGTTGGTAACGCTTTGTCCTGTGCCTGCGGCCACATCAAGCGCGGTGTTGAGCAGGTCTTGGGTCTGCGCAAAGTTGCCGGTTACGCGAGCAAGGTTCTCAAACGATGGACGAAGTTGATCGTTATTGACTGCCGTTGCCTTCTCAAGCGTGTCTAGGTATTGCTCAACGCCCAAGGCTGAGAAGGATAGCCCTAGGTTGGTCAGGGTTTGATTGAGCCGTCTAGCAGCAGCATCATCTTCTACAAATCCCTTGAAAGACCTACGCAGAGTCTCAAAGACGGCCACACGCCGGACAAGGATGCCTAAGGACTTATTGAGGCTGTTGGTACTGCCTAACAGACCCTTGAACCCCTTTTGGGCATCTTTCAGGCCTTTGTCCTTGAACTGTGTAATTAGGTTGATAAAGAGTGACGTATCAATAGCCATCAGGCTGCCAGATCCAATCTCTGCTTGAATCTACGGCCAGCCTTGTCGTAAGCAGCCACGACCTTAGGCATCAAACGATTCTGTTTTTCATACCATGCAGCAAAGAGCAAACGACCCTTGGTCTTCTCATTACGTCCGTACTGTTTCAATGGCCCGACCTCGAAATTGGACAACTGACGGATAAACTGCGACCCGGCATCTGGGTTGTTGGATTGTGACCGGTTTGATCCATAAAGACCCTTGCGACCGGCTGTTTCGATAATTGCTCCGGCTGCTGACTTGTTCAGCATTCTGGCAAGGCTGACGTAACCAGAGCGATTAGCGCGGCTCTGGGCTACTGAGTAGGTGAGACCCTTGCGCACATCGCTGACGTTATAGGAGGGGAATGCTCTGGATTTGGATGTGCCTGATCGCCGGACATAACCCGGATCATTGAAGTTGCGCAGGTCATAACCCATCTGGGCAGGCAATTTGGCTTTTGCAGCTGTCGTGGTCTCACGAAGCAATGGCCTAACCTCGGCCTGCAACTCCTTGAGAATATCCGGGGCTAGTTTGCGCATAGCGCGAGTAACCTCAACGATGCCTTTTATTTCTACTGGCATTTTGAGTTGCGCTCGCTTTCTCCTTCAAGTACGCAAGGATGGCTCGAAATAGTCTTTCGTCCATCTCAAGCCATTCACTCGGTTGGATTCCGGTCTCTACTGATAGCCGGGCTATCAAGTAGGTCATGGAATCCCGGTCTATTTTGGGTCTTTGTCCTCGATGACCTCAACGCTCTCAAGCGTGGCAACGAAGTCCTCGCCAAAGGGCTTGACCGTCACACCGTTGCGGCGTAGGGCTTCCCACGCCAGCCAATAGAGATCACCTTGCTGCTCTCGCTCACGGAAAGCCTTGAGAAATCCAATCTTGTGGTATTTCTCGAAGGCGAACTCTATGGCCGGTGTTATCTTGCATTCAGTTGTAGTGCCATCCGTTTGGATGATTTTGAGGCTCGCCATGTCTTGCTCCTTAGAATGTGCCGCTATCAGCCACGGTGACTGCGCTATTCACGGTGAATGTTACATCCTGTGAGGACAGATCGCCGGTTGCGCCATTGATAGGGGTTAGGTTATTGACCAGAATGTCGAAGGTGTACAACTTATTGCCGTCTGCAACTGCCGAGCCAGCATCTTGGATCAACTTCACGCCTACGGTTGTGCCGTAGTTGCTGAGAAGTTCATCAAGGATTTCATTCGTGGCTGGGTCATTGAGGAATGAGAGCGTGAGGGTAGCGGTCTCAAGTCCTTTGACGTACTGACGTGCAGTATCGCCCATTGCGGTTACTTCGAGTTCCTCAAACGCCATGTTGAGGGTTGCGGCGGTGACGAGATCGCTGAAATCCACAGTATCGATCTTGACCCCTACCTTGTTATTCAGCGTGATCGCCATTGGGTTCTTCCTTCTTCTTGGGTTTTGCTACTGCTTTGGGTTTTTCGATCTGGCCAATCTTGACCAGAAATCTAGTGCGCTTGTCCATGTCTAACTCCAACTCGAAAGGATTGAGATCCGCACATCCACGGCAAGAATCTCGCCAGATTGCGCGGTCATGACGGCTGGTGCGGAAACGTCTCCTACGGTGTACTTGATTGTTGAGGCTGCCAACTTAGTGAACAGTTCCAGAATGTAATCTTCCATGCCATTCAGGTTGCCTTGATTGTCGAATAAAGGCTTAGTGAGCGTAATCTTGAAATTGACCAAAGGCGCAACGCTGATGTAGCCGTCATTGCTTGGCACGATATACGGATCATCTGGGCTGATGATGCAAGAGTTCGCAAGCACCGTAGCAGGAGGAAAGGAAAACACTTGCCAGGTGCTTGCGCTCGCTAGTGCGGTTGCTAGCGTTCCTCGTAGGGTTGTGATTGCGCTCATCCTACAAGCCCGCCGGGGTGAAGATAATCAGCGATGAGTCCACGGACTCTGGCCATAAGGGTATTGCCCATGCGGTAAGGCGAGGGCTGAAAGTCTGGTGAGATGCCACCGGTGGCCGACATTTGCCGGGCTTGCCATATATCGACTGCAATCATCATGGCAGCTTCTCGAACTTGTGGAAGGGTGGCGTAGTCGATGCTAGTAGATCCAAAGACTCGGCCATAAGGCGCAATGCTGTGCTTCTCGCGAGTCGTTATCTGGGCATCGACGAATTCTAAGTAATGGTCACCATTGTTATAGACGTTGGTGATCGTTTTGCTGCCATTGTAATGCTGGCGCACATTCTCAATGGTCACAACATCGCCAACCACGAATTGCTGGCGGTTGTCTGCGATATACACGCGCCCGGTCGTGCCGGAGGCTGAGATTGCGTAGATGGTCTGCTCGTTGAACCATAATTTCTCTTTGAGTAGGTTCTCGGCTGACTGGCAGACTTCCTCAACCACAGAATCCGCATAGAGAGTGCCAATGCCAAGGTTGGTGCGCAATTCAGCGACTGTGACGTATGTGGCTGGCATCTCTATCCTTTCTAAGTTTGGGTTACCCCGGGCCGAGCCTCGTACCCGGGGTAACGATCAAATCAGTCCAATCAGGACTTGTTGAACCAGTTCGCGCCAGCACCGAGTTTGGTCGCGAGTGCGCCATAACCGTAAAGCAGGATATCCACCGTTCCATCGCTGTTGATGTTGGTGCGAAGTTGCTGACGGCCAGACTCATACCATGTGTAAGCATCTGGGTTTACAACTACCATGGAGTAATCAGCAAGATTGTCTCCACCAGCACCGACAATGTAACGAGAAACGCGAAGGGTGAGGCCTGCAACCGTGCCGGTAACAGCATCAGGTCGAAGTGCGCCGCCTGCGTTTTGTGGGTTGCTTGCAATGTAAATCGGACGGCCACCGTCGTTGTACGACATGATCTTCGCCCATTGCTCTGGAGTTACAACGATTGAGCGAGCGAAACCGAGGCTTGCGCTATAAATCGCTGCTGCTGCGCTGGACACGAAGCCAAGAAGGCCAGAAGCATCGTTTGCCTGTGCAGTTGCATTGAGTACGCCATCGTTTGCGACAACGCCGGTCACATACTGCTCGGTGTCCTTTGCATAAGCAAACTCAAGTTGGCGGAGTGCCTCATCAAGGAATGCAGGGTTCGACTGGTCGATGAGTTCGACTGTCGTAATCATGCGACCCTTGAAAGACTTCTTAGTTACAGAAAGATACGATGCTGTTAGTTGAGTATCAGCGATTGCCTGATTTTCGTCAATCTGATCTACAGTCGGAACACCTGTGATCTTTGGAATTTCAAAAGTCTTTCCAAAAGCAGGCATTGTGCCACGGCTGAGGGAATCAATCAGCGGACGATCTGCATTGCTGAGGAAGTTCAAAACCTCAGTTGATTGTGGTGTCGGGATCATTCCGGGTGCAGTTGTTGTCTCGTTATCTGCTGCCTTGATCCAGATCTTTGCATCCTCATCTTCAAGGACAGAAGCCTTGAGATAGTTTGCTAGGTAATTACGCTTTGTAATCTCCAACCGTGGCTTTGTGTAAGCCATGGCGGTTACTGTTGGACGAGAGGCCTCTACTGGAGTTTCGACTGCCTCAGGCGCAACGGTCTCAGGAGTGGTGTTCTCCACGAGTGCCTCGCTTTCATTGTTTGGGGTTTCTTCTTGTGCTTCCTCGGCCGGGGCTTCGGTTGCTGCTACCTCTAGCACTTCAGCCGACTTGAATGCCGGATTCGATACCAGAGAAACTTCGGTAAGTGATGCTCGTATAACTTCAAGGACGTTGCCGACTTGCTTAGAGTCGATTACTTCAACACCGACCGACAGGCCAGAGCGAAGATCCTCTGATGCCTCAATAAGCGCATCGTTGCCGCGTGTAGTTGCCGAAACCTTGAAAGTTGCATAAAGCGCATCGTCCTCAGCAGTAATTGACTGAGCGCGACCAAGTGGCTTGCGGCCGTCATGCTCCAATAAAAACTTGACGTTTTTTGGGTTATCCCATTCTACTGATCCAGCGCGGAAACGTACTTTGCCCACGTTGGTCTGGCCGATCTCATCGCCAAACGGCAAGATTTTTCCAGAGATAAGGCGGCGGCCTTCATCGGCTTGAATGTCTGATGCCTGCAAGGTTATCTTCATACTGTTCCGTTCGGGCTTAGGTCTTCCATCTCTTGTGCTTGCTCAACCGTGATGAGGCCAAGCGAAATCATTTTCTCAATTGCTGTAAGTCTTTCCATTGTGTCTGCACGCAGGAAAGTCTCGTCAATAGCAAACCGGACATAATTCTGTGAGTTTGTTATGTCGTCCATGCTGAGGCGAGTCTCAACTGCCGTGATAAATGGCTGGAGGGCAAGCGAGATAAGCTGCTTCCTCTCATCTTGGACGTTGGCATAGGTCATGCTGTTATTCTCATCGGCTGAGAGGTAATACGCCGGGATGTTGCACAGGCGAGCAATCTGGGTCGTGAGATTCTGAATCAGATCAACATAGCCCATGTCTTTAGGGCTAAATTGTGATGGCACATAATCTAGGGTGCTGGTCAGGTACGCAGTAGCACCGCGCTGACGTGCTGATTTCCATTGAGCCAAAAGAGCTGCAACTTCATTCTCGCTAAGGTCTGCGCCAGAGTTTTTCAACACACCAGAAGGCTGAGGAGTAAGTGCTGAGTTATAGGCGGCTTGTTGGACTTTGTACGCTTGCCAAATAATCTGAGCACCCGTGTTCAAGATGCCTTCGCTTAGTCCTTGGAAAGTAACCAAACTACCAAGACCCGACATTGGTACTTGCTTACCATCGACAAAATATTGAGTTACATAATAATTGTCTGGGTCAGCGGTAACGGTCACTCGTTGCGGCGCAATCCACTCAAAACGAGCAGGTCGGCCATCATCTTCATAAACTTCCAACACGCGCCAATATGCAACACCGTTGAATAGAAGCGAATCAATTGTCCAAGCAAGAGTCACGCTGCGCGGTTGTGAAATACTAGGTTGCTCTAACCACTTAGGAGATCCAATTCGTTCATCTGTGGACTTCCGGTAAAGGTGCAAAGGGATACTCGCAATTGTGCCGCAAATCAGATTTCTGCTGCGCACAATAGCCGGAAGGCTCATTGCTGTTTCACGATCAACCTTAGTCAAGAATTGTGGCGTGAAATAACTGAAAGAATCAGTCATCAAGGGAGGGGCATACTGAGCCTTGACCTCGGACTCTAATTTAGGTGCTTGAATGAGGAAGCGATCCCAGAATGCCATGACCTAAAGGATACCACACAATTAGGACATTTCAGGCAAAGATAGCAGGTTTCGACACCGGTTTCAGTAGTTGATGAACCACCATGGCCAGACCTATCGCAGCAGATACATCCCCCGCGGATCTACGGCGCACAATGCGCCAGCCTGCATCGTTGATCTTTGCTCCGCAATTATTCATTGACGAGACCAACTCAGCCTGACCAGAGTGGACTATTCGATTGTTCACGATGCTATCGAGCAGATCGCTGCACGCTGTGTAGAAGATCTGGCCCGACATATCGACAACCTTACAACCAGATTGTTCTAGCCGAGAGGCGATACTGGCGGTTGCGTACTTATCGTAGCACAGCATTCTGGGTCGGTACTTATCCCACCAAGCCTTGATATCGGCAGCGACCTTGAGTTCATCAATGGCTACGTCAGACTCCCATTGCTGCATGATGCCTACGCCGATTTTGCCGTCGGGCATCAACTGAGCAGCTACAAGGCTGGCCTTCTTCTTGGTCACGGCCGTATCAATGCCAAAGATGGTCAAAGCCCCGGGGTTGAGTTGGAGATCCTGCACCGTGAGATTTTCAAAGGCCATGTAAGGCCACGGGCTAGAGATGGCATCGACCCAGAGGCATAGATGCTCTGTCCGGGCATCCTCGGCCTTTGCGGTCTTGATGTATTCCTGAATGGTCTCAAGTTTGGTCGTGTAGCCAATGGCAGGGTTGGCTTGCAGGATCTGATTCACGTCATCGAGTTTGCAGAATGGCTCGGCCGAGTACTCCCACCAGCCAAGAGACTTCGGTGGATAACTCAAAGCGGTCTCGCGTAATGTGTTCAGCACATCGCTGAAAGCATCACCGGCGTTGGAGCATGTGAGCAAGACACCGTTGGTAGCCGTGGTGGTCGGCCGGATAGCAGCCCACGCTTCCCGGGTTATCTCGCGTAACTCATCCACGAAGACCAGATGCGCAGTCTTGCCTCGAACACCATCTCGGGTAGCGGCTGCGATCTCATACATGCTGCCATCGAGCAGGGTGACCGACTCTTGACCGTTCGCATAGCGGATCTGCTTGACCATGGCCATCAGTTCATCGTTGGCTTCGATGACTGAGACAACCTGACGGAAGGTGTCGATAGCCATGTTGCGATTGGACGAGAGACCAATCACCCGGCTCTTGCGTGGCTCGGC